AAAAACATAACCAAATAATTCTTCTGTATGATTATGAGACTCTAGTCCTGATATAGCCTGATGGAGTGCATCAAAATCTATAATCAAATCTCCATCTTGCTTATGTTCACGAACATAACTATTCTTTCCTGAACATCCAGCTCCATAAACTAAGACAACTTTCATTATTCTCCTAAAGGTTGATTCTTCTTTTGAATTTTCTATCTGAATAATCGAGATAGCCTAACTCAACCATTTCATTCTTTTTGAATGGATATTTCTCTTGTAGCTCATCCTCGTAGAGAAAATCGTTTTCAAATTTATCAACTAGCTCTGAAAGAGTGAACCATCTACCTTGATTAACCATTTCCTCAGTAGGTGTCCATTCTCTATTTTCATCTCTTGCTCTATACCATTCACTTTCAGCGAAAGGATAGATTGCTATAAAGAAATTGATTGGAGCTCTAGATTTGATTGAATGTTTTCCAGCTGTTTGAATCATATTGTTCCAATAGTCCAACTTCTGCTGAAAGGATTTCATATATTCAATATCCATTGACTTTATCCATCTTGAGCCTTTTACTTCAACCCAAGTGAGGTTGGTTAGTTTATCTGAATCAAGATATGAAACAAAGTTGTCAGGAATATACCAATCAGGATTGCCAATAACAGTGAAACCATTTGGAATCATTGCACTGAAAGGGTCAAACCCTGTTTGTTGATAAGCACCTGAATAGCCTTCAAAAGTATGAAGATTATAAACTGCTGGGACTTTCTTTATATTTAGAAGCTCCATTTCTAAATCAAAGACTTCCTGTCCACAGTCAGGTTTTTTGATATCGTTGGTATTTTCTAAAAAGACTTCAGCAGTCTTTCCAAAATGACCTAGATATTCATTTATGTCGTATTTTTTTATCAGGCTTGGGTTAACGACATCCAAGCTTTTTGTTTGAGCCCTGTTGCTCATTTTGTTCCTAGCCGAACTTCGCCAAAGAACTTCGCAAAATTTATTTTATGAAGGTTTCCACAAACTCTATTCAGTTTCATCTTGAACTGATTGCTGGTTCAGATTTTGTATGTAGGTATCTCCAATTTTGGAATCTACTGGTGGAAGGTCTTCTTTTGCTCTGATTTCATTAACAGATAAGAACCCAGCATTCCTTCCTAAGTTATATGCTTGATATCTCTGTGAGATAGAAGCTCTTAGTAGTCCTGAAACATCAATTCTTGCAAACTGTCCTCTTGGTAGCATCATTGTCATTGCTTGTTCAATTCTGTTGATGTATGGAAGAAGAGTTAGTTCATAAAAAACTCTATTTTGTTCTTCAATAGATGAACCTAGCTTTGTTGTTTCTGATAAGTCTCCAATTAAGTATGGTGGAACTCTAAACAATCCACAGATTTCTATTTTGTTGAATTTTCTAGATTCTAAAAACTGCATTTGCTGATGATTGATTGCTATTGGTTTCCAAGTAGCACCTTCAGTCAATATTCCAATGTTGTGTGCTTTTTTAGTTCCTTGATGTTTTCTATTGAATGATTGTTTGAAAATTCTTAGAGCTTCTTCACTTGGAGTTGATTGCATTTCAATCACACCACTAAGCACAGCTCCATTAGAAAAGAACCTTCCAGCAAATTCTTCACTAGCTAATGAGATACCTATAGATTCAGCACCAGCTTCAATAGGAGAAAGACCCTTATCAGAACCTTGTTCAAAGTTCTTGATATGAACTATGTCTCCATCAGGAGTTAGAGTTGTGTATCTTTTATAGCTTTTCTTTCCATCATATGTGTAGATAGCTTCTCCATTTTTTCTTTCAATGGAAACAAAATCAGGATGCAAGTTGAATACTTGTTTTGGAAAACCTAGATTGTCTCTTTCAACAATCAACCAGTAGCTATTGCCATACAACGCTAAAGAACTAATTGTTCTATGAATGAATGTGAATCTATCTGTCTCAGGATTAGGCATTGAGTTTGTAGCATCCATCCAAGAAGGTGGAGCTGTTATTTCTCTAAAGTCTCCTGTTTTTCTATAACTATGAATTGGCATAGTAGCCACAGAATCAGCAATTAATGAAACACAAGAATAAACTGTCGAAGCTGTTATTGCTGTTCCAGCATCTACAGATTTTCCTGATGCAGTTTTTCCATCATCATCTAAACCTAGATTGAAAACAGAGGCATCCATTGCTCTTTGTTCAAAGTTGTCCTTGCCTCTCAAAAAATCAATTATGTTCATAATCTATCC